TCATCTGTTTGCGTTACTGCACCGAAATCTCCAAAATCAGTAAAGTAAACAGCTTTCAGACCCCCAACTACATCTTTGCAAGGTTCTTTTCTACCACGTGTTAAATCACAAGCCATATTTTATATATTAAAAAAGGGTGAGCAGGAATATACCTTACCCACCCTCTTTAGTTAGTTAATCTGTTTATTAGTCGTTAGCAGAGTTAGTGATACCGTAAGTTACGATGTCATCAACAATACCATACTGTACACCTGCGGTAAATCTCATTACGACTCTTACGTTTTGAGAACCATCAATGTCAGCCATATCAATTACTTTTACTTCGTTGTGGTCAGAAAGTAATCCTGTACCGAAGTAGATGTTTGATTTTTCAGCAGCAATAGCTTGGTTAGAACCTAATCCGTTAGCAACAAAGATTTTGATACCATCAAAAGTTAATGCTCCGTTGTTGAACCATTGTGTTCCCATAGAGTTTGTACCTGCAGCACCTACTCCATCAGCAGCAAATCCACCTAATGCTCTCACGTATGCTCTTGCTACGTTTTGAGAAATATAGATTGATAAATCTTCACTTCCGTATAGAGTAGAAGGAACTGCATCAGCAATCTTTCCTAACTCTGTGATTACGTTAGAAGCAGTTACTGTTGTTCCTGCAACTTCGTTTCCTGTTGGTAGGTTAGCATCAGCAGTAAGTAAAGTCATTAGACCATCAAATTGTCCGCTTGTTGCAGTTGAACCTCCCCAAATAGAGTTCTCTGTTCTCTGTGCTACTTTAGCAGCAACGTGAGAAATTAAGAAATCACTAAAAGATGAAGGTAGTGTATCGTGTGCTGAATACCCCATAGAGATAGCTTCCCAATCATCTTGAAAGTCTTTCTTACATAATTGTAAGTTCACTTGCTGATATTCAGGAGTCAAAGTCCGTTCATCTAATGTCAAAGTACTCGTTGCTGTGAAATCACAGGAAGCATCTTTTACGATATCATCAGTAGAGATAGTTTTGATTACCTCTTGGAATTTAATGTTAGGTTTTACGGTAATTCCACCGTTTTCGATAGTGTTAGCGCTCAATAAAGCCGCAGAGACGTAAGAACCCGCGAACTCTCCGTTATAAGCAACACTTGCGTTTTGAGTTGTTGTTGTTGGCATTTTTAATTATTTATTTGTTTATTTTTTAATGTTTGCAATTCTTTGCATTACCCTATCTGCAGTAGTCATATTTCTTTTCTGTGCAAATAGGTTTAAATTCTTTTTAGTTTCAGCTTCAGGATTGTGAGTTACTTTAGCAACAGGCTCTTCTGCTGATAACTCTTCCTTTACCTCTTCGTTAAGTTCTTCCTTAACTTCTTCTTCAGAAACTTCTTCGCTCATTTCTTCTTTAGGCTCAATCATAGATTTGATTTCTTCAATCATTTCTTTAACCTCTGCTAAATCTTGTTTAGTTGCGTATCCCATTTCTTCTTCTTCTGCAGCTTCTACTTCCTCTTCAGGTGCTTCTTCTGCTGCTCCTATAGATGCAATAATACCTTCTTCTTCTACTTTTAGCATTTCGCCATCTTCCAAAGAGTATTCGCCTATTGGTAAAGCTACTTTTTCATCTTCTGTTACAATGAATACTTCACTACCTGCAGCGAACTCTTCACTTTCTATAACAGTTCCGTTCTCTAAAGTAGCTTGTGCTAATTTAACTTCTTGAGATGCTTCCACCCCAACAAGTTCTTTTACTTTGTTTAACATATCTGTCGCTTTCATATTTATTACAATAAATTGTTTGTAAGGTTGTTGTGTTTTTATCCTAATAAGCTAAATAAATCATTTGATGCTTTTGATGCTTTTGATGTTAATTGCTTTAAGTCATTTTTATAAACTTGTAATTGTCTTACTGCAACTTCAGCACCTGAAGGCAAACCTACACCTAAATCATCTGCTGCTTGTGTAAGTTTTTTTACATCTTTATCTGTATTATCTATTTCTCTTATTATATTTTTTGCTTTGTCAGAAACCTCGTCAATATCTTGTGCTGCTTTTCTAATAATCATACTCAAAGAATCAGCATCATTTTTTATTTTATTATATTTTCTTTCTACATTTTCAGCTAAACCTAATTCAACTTTCTCTTTAGCTAACTTGGTAATTATCTTTTGTACGCTTGGTTTCATATACTACTTTTTTTATACAATTAATTATTTAACACTTTGTTATATTTTTAGTTCGCTGCAGTACAAGCGTCACAATCATCATATAAGGTTGCAGTATTTATATGTATTCCTTCAGAACCTCTTTCTTCAAGTATAGTATGGCATCCTGTATGTCCGTTTTCTAATA